CCAGCACCTTTACTAGCAGGCAGCTTCTCGCCACGGCCAACACTAAGGTTGGGACCACGCTTACGCTTTTTGCGCTCTGCCATCGTCCTAACCCTTACTGAAGGTTAGAGGTGATGGTGCCGCTGGTAACGAAGTTGCAGGTGGCAACAACCAGATCACCGACAGTAGAACTGATGTCCATGCTGGTAATAATGCCTGCAAAACTTACGGCATCACTGCCACTGGTGGTGCCAGTCGTAAATAGCTCAAACGTAGCGTCAGCAGTGTCGTTGGCCGTGACTACGTCTTCGATAAACGCTGCCTGACCTGTTGCATCAGGGTCGTACACCAGTTCAACAGTGCCAGAACCTGAGATCAGACTGCCGACAAAAGAACGAAAGGTGTCACCGTGATCGGTAACGTCCAACGTGTCTTTGGTGATGTTCAGCGTCCAGCTACGAGTGCCAACAATGGTTGCGTTGGAAGAACCAGCAGCATCAAACTGGACCGCACCTTGCTCTCCGCGAAGGATGGCCATGATTAGACATAGGAAGGGTCTATACGACCGATTCTAACCGTTCGCAACCCACAAGCCATCTCAAGATTTCTTCTTTTTCGCCTTTCGCCGTCGATGTTGATAAGAAATCTTCTTTGACCCTGTTTTTTCTTTCTTAAAACGAGCCTTTTCTGCTGGGCTCATTTCTTTTGTGGTTTTTGGCGTCTTATCTGACACCCTGCGTGATGGTCTGCACGCTGGATAAGCCCTGTCTTCGCCTTTGGAGCGGCCACAAGGCTTCCCGGTCTTTATATCGACCCATTTCTCGTCAAACCATCGGCCAAGGCCACCACGGCCTTTACTTTTTGGTTTTGCGGGTTTTCGTGGTTTTTTTCGTTCCGCCACTGGTTGCTTTCCGATAAGTGCCACCACGCTTCTTATATTCGCGTACCAGCCACGCATTCGCATACGCACTCGGATAAACCGCGAACTTGCGCTTGGCTTCAGCCTTTACGCGAGCATAAAGCGCCTTGTTGGTTGGGACGTTTTCACTTGCCACAGCTGCACCGCATCTTTTTGCTGCCCTTCTTCATACCCTTCTTCTTGCCGTTGGGCTTCTTCTTGCCACCGGCTCCGTAATGACCAGGCATGACAACTAAGCAATGGGGATAGCCCTAGTTTAACGGGCCTTGGTTGCGTATTCCAGCGTTACTTGGCGTCTGCGGTTCTTAAGTGATTTCCACCCGTGAAATTTCACCACGATTGACGGGTCCAACACCTCCTCAGGTGGCTGCAACGTCCTCCAACGATGGGCACAGTCGCGGCAAACACGATCTCGCACTGAGTCCCCCTCCTGTGACGTATATCGCCCCAACACGCGGGTGTTTTCCGAATCACATTTTGGACAACGCGGTGCGTTCAATGGACGAAACATCCTTAATACAGGCGGTATGTCGTAGTCCCCATGGCCTCAGGCTTGGCCAAGTTGAACTGCTGCAGCACAAGATACCCGAAAGCGTCGAACGCATGGTCTACTCCCAGATTTTTGTTAGGAAGGCCCGTGCCAGGGGCATAGGTCAGCGTCCGTAACGACTTGATCAGCTCCTTGCACCTCGGGTGAATCTTGACCCTTCGCGTTCCAGCAGCATCCATTAGGCCCGTGTTGACCGCTGTGATCTTGTCTCGGATTTTCCACGGCGATCTGGGGCTCTGAACCGTAAAACCACTGCGCCTGAGGATTGCGTGGTCCGTTACGCCCACACCGCTTGTCTTCCTGGCACCGCCTGTTGGGTCAGGACACGCAATAACCCGACGATCCACGCCATACCTACGGGTAACTTCTTCCGCAAAATCCCAGGTGGTGGCCCCGCCAGTCAGCATGATTTCGTCAAACACATATAACGTGTCCTGATCTTTGACTGCACAGATGCCGGACATTGGATCCACGTTGAAGTCAACGCCCAGCAACAACGGTTGGATCGAAATGTCCTTGGCTTCCGTCGAAATGTTGTCGTCAGAGAAACTGACCGCGACTAGGCCAGTTAGGTTCTCGAAGGACGCTTCAAATTCCTGGCGGAACGTGCGCGAATCAAGCTGAGCGCGGGCTGCTTCGACCTCTTGCTTGCTGACGTTTCCGCCTTCAATCGTTGTGTAGCACCATCGCTGCCAATCTCCGGTTTCGTCCTCTGGGACATAGCACCACAAGTCATAAAACCAACTAGCTGTACCGTCTGGCGTCGAAATAAACAACGCCCATCCCTCCTTATCCGCTAAAGCAGGTCGAATTACCTCAAACCAAACCTCTGAATCCATAAATGCAGCCTCATCCAGCACCACACCGCTCAAACTGCGGCCACGCAACGCCATTGCGTTCTCGGTGCCCTTCAATTCAATAGTTGAACCGTTAATTAGCTCAATCCTGAGGTCGGTTTCGTTCTTACTGTGGATCCAAACCTTCGGAACTAGCTTTTTTAACGCTCTCCACGCGATATCTTTCGCCATTCGGTACGTCGGAGCGCAATAAAAGAACGTCTCACCAGGACGTTCGATCGCTCCACGCACCAGCTCAACACAAGAGAGGTACGACTTGCCGAATCTGCGGCCTGCAACCAAGACACGGAAACGCTTTTCACTTGAATAAATTTGACCCTGTGCCCATCGAAGGTTGATGGGTTCTGTTTTTACAGCCATACCGCAAACATTAACTGCTTTTTTGACCCCCTACCCCCCTTCTACCGTGCCAGAAGGGCTTGCAGGAGGTTATTATCTGGAAAAAGGTCGATAGGTTAATGCCCGAGCCTCTGACAGATCGTTCCACGCAAGCTAAAGAGGATCGCATTAGGCGGCTCTATCGACGGCAATTAGACGGGTTGTCCGCTCGTGCGCTTGTGTATGAACATAAGGAAAAAGAACAAGTTTCCCTTAAAACGGCGTGGCGCGATTGGGCAGAAGTTAAAAAGCTCGTTGATGAAGACTGGCAAGCAGACCGCGACAACATGCTCGCTCGTCTGCAGCACATGCGCACCAAGCTGTTTCATCAGGCTCTGAAGAAGGGGCAACTGCAAACCGCAAGCCAAGTGCTTGATTCGATTGGCCGCGTCATTGGTGAGTCCGTCGAGACCGTCAACATCCAAGCGCCGGAACTTAAGATCTCCATCGAAGATAAGGGCGACTGATCCCCACGCTCATAACTTCAGACCACCGCCCCCTCCTTTGGGGGCTTTTTTATTACTTAATCGACTGTTCAGCGGATATATGTGCAGGTTCCTCGCGACCGTGAACAAAAGTTACATTTTGCAATACTGCCCCCGATCGCTTGACGGTTTAGCGGCGCGGATGGTAGGCGAAACCGATCGCAGGCGAAACAGCAGGAGAGCGGGTCGGCTGGCTTCCCTCGCGTGAATGGCCTTTCGCGTGAATGGCGATTAACTACTAGACAAAACGGCAGGGAATAGACTATTATTCAATGGGAAAGGGGAAGCCCTGCCCATCCGTCCTACTCCAACGAACCAATGCGCACCAAAACGCAACAGCAGCTAACAGTCCATCTCGACGACACAGACGTTCGAGTGAACCAAGTGGGCTCACTGCTCAGCATCACCAACGAAAACGGCGACACACTGCACATCTGGCTCAGCGCCCAAGGCTGGGAACAGCTGCGCGAGACGATCCAGAAGCGCACACTTCAGGCTGCCGACAGCTGACACCAAAAACGACCCAGCAGCAGCCGACCCGGGCGACTCCCAACGCTCTCCGGCTGCTGTCTCACTCCAAACGACAGCCACGCGGTGGCGGTCAAGCAAGACAAACGACCCAACCTATTAAGACGATGAACAAGCGCTACGAAACCGACCACATCTTGTGGCATTGCAGGCTTGAGGAGATCGTCGGCATCGTGCTGGCGACTGCTGGCGTTGCGATTGTTTGGGGTTTTGCCCTGAACACGCTTGCGGATCAACCGATCCAGCACAGCGGAACCCAAGTTCACAAGGTGGTGGCGCGATGAGTTACTACGAATTCGCCAGCGACTCCGGCACCGGCTACGGCTCGCTGGAGGTCTTTTACGACATCAAAGGCTTGACCCTTACTGGTAAGGAAGTTGAGCCCGGCTGGTATTGGTGGCCGTGCTTCCCCGGTTGTTTGCCGGATGGTGATGCCGTGGGACCGTTCGAGACAGAACGAGACGCGGTGATCGATGCCGGTGGAATCTGGGACGACCTAAGCGAAACCAACGGAGCCATTCTGTGAAATTAACTTCAAACGAAGCACTGTTCCTCACTTGTGCCATGGCGCAGTGGGGAGAGAATCAGCCGGTGATCCCTGGGGTTCCCCTGATGTTCACCGACAAGACCGGCAAAAAAGTCTTATTAACCAGCGATCAAATTTACGATTTGTTCGATCGTATCCGTGCCATCCGATGACCCGAACCAGCAAAAAAGAAGCCGCCGAAGCACTCGACATGTTGCGCGACTGGATCAAACCGGGAGAGCATGTGTTCAGCGTATGGCGTGGGACTTCAGCCAGCGGGATGACCCGCTGGTTTGATTTCTACCTAATTCAGAATAACCAGCCGCACCGACTGACTGCGCTGATGTGTACGGCGCTTGGGTACACCTACGACACCAAGCGGGAGGCATTGAAGACCCAAGGCTGCGGCATGGACATGGCGTTTAATGCTGTCTACAGCTTGGGCATGGCGCTATGGCCTGACGGTACGCCTGAGCCGCACTCGATGCGGAATGGCAAACCAGACAGCGTTGGAGGTTACGCCATCAAGCACCGGAGCATGGGGTGATGTCTGAACATTTCATCGCAACGTACCAAAGCACCGACGGCGACATCAGAAAATGTCTGAAGATCGCTAAGGAGCACGCGAGGCGGTTTGACCGCTTCGCCACGGCTGCCGGGCTGAACCATTACAGCACCGGCAAACATATCGACGCTTACACCAACATGCGGGCGGAGTATGCCGTGATGGTTGCCATTGAGCGCTGGTGTTACTCCAACGTGCCAGCCGCCGCCTACGACCGAATCTGCCGGGCCATGAGCTTTGAACCTCAGAACCATTTCAACCGGCGAGATTAGGAGCTGAACAGGGTAAGGGCTGCACCGTCTACCCTTACCCGCTTCACAGCCTCATAGGCGATGCGTTGGTACAGGTCGTCCCCTAAGGAGTCCTGCCGCCCCTCAGCCGTGGTGGCGTAAGCCTGGATCGCCCGCAGGATGTAGCTGATGGTCATCTCGTCCACCCGTTCCACGCGATGATTGGGGATTTCCAAAGCTTGATTGGCGGATCTGTGTGAATGGTGACATGAATCGGCTTGACGCACACCACATAAGGGATAATCTATTACTCGATAGTCATGGGTAACACCACGGCTAGCGATTTCCTACTCACTCCCCGTTCCAATGGGCAACAGCAACGTCTCGGTCAGCTATGACCAGATCACGCCTGCAAAGGCTGAAACCTTCTTAAGCAAGAACCACGAGCTTCAACGCGACATCAACCCAAACAAGGTCAGGATGTTGATTCGTGAGATGTTAAAAGAGGACTTTTGTCCTCATGTGAATGACATCATGTTCGATGAAAATGGCAAGCTCATCAACGGTCAGCACACCTTGAGTGCCATCGTCGAAACCGGCAAAACTTACAACATTTGTGTAAAGCGGGGCTTGCCTGATCGTGTGCCTCTCATCCTCATGGACACTGGTGCAAGACGTACTCCCTCTGACCGTTACTTCGCCAACTACAAAGAACGAGTTACATCTAAGGAATTCGAGATCCTGAAAATCTTATCCGTTCCATTCACAGCAAAGGGTCACTCCTCTGATTCAGCCTGGACTGATCCATTTATGAAGTACGCCAAAGATGTGCGGGACGAATGGAAGCAATACCTTTACCTGTGGGCTAATGGTCCGCTGTGCAGCAAGGGCAAGCCTCATGGTTTTGGCAAGAGCCCTGCTGCTGATGTAGCTGCTGCTGTTATCACCGCCATCAGAGCTTTTCCCACCAGGGTCTCGGATCTCCGCCGCTGGAGCTATATCGCCACCTACGGCAAGCCCTTCAAAAACGAAGAGCAGAAACTCACCACCCTGGAGGAGATGACCGCTAAGCGTTGGTACAAAGACGCTCCAGCACGCAAGAAAGTGCGCTCTCCAAAGATGGATAACTACAGAGAACTGACCCGTCTGCTGTGGATTTACTTCGAGCTAGATGGCCCCGGCAAAGTGCTGGCTTATGACTACAACCCTTTTGAAGATCACTTCCAAGACTGAAACCTTGCAAATTGCACTGTGCAATGCCCCGCTCACCGGAACAACAAGCCATCTTCGACGAATCTCTCAAAACTCTTGAAGAGATCTATGACGAAGACGATTGCCCTGGCATGGTTAAGTACCTCCAGGAAAAACATGGAATCGGTGAACGTACCGCTTACAAATACGTTCGACACTACGAACGCTCTCTCGATCCCGATTGGGAACGAAACACCAAGCGGTACGAGAAAAACGACAAGATCCAAGACCTGGCAGCGGACACCATGATCCGCTTCCTGTCTGATCCAGATTCCGTTCCAGACAAACTCGTCGAAATCTCACTCAAACTTGTCAGCAAAAAACGATGACCAGCCTTCCCCCCCTGTCCGATAACGTCCGGGAGTTTATCCACACCCTAGAAGGTGCCCTGGAGTATGCCGACTTAAACCTCGGCTACAACTTCGGGGTGGAATTCACCGATCCACACCCAGAACAAGGCATCGGTGTCATGTTCTGTCAGCTCAACCTACGCCGCTCTCGCGTTTCCTTCAAACGTGCCAAAGACACCCTTGTGGTGGTTCTCACCGAGGGGTTAGTCGTTATGGATGAGTTCGGCAACGATCAGGTGATGCCCTTCTCACAGGATCAACCGCCCCATCGTGTCGCAGCCATGCTCGCTGTTGCCATGGTCACCCAGAAGCCCCTGGTCGCTCCAACATGCCCGCATTGCCTGGCAGAACATGAACAAGCCGTCGCATCCTGACTTGTCTGTTCATGACTATTCGCTCCTGATCGATTCAATCGATTGGGAGTTGGATTTTCTTGAACACGCCGGGTGGAACAACTGCCGCCGTTCCTTCATCCTCCGCTCCATCCAACGTCGCATCCAATCCTTCGTCGATAACCATGACAACCATCCGCAACGATGATCCCAGAGATCTGCTGCCCTCTGAGTATCAAGATCCCTGGCCGCCCACTGAAGCAGAAATCGAAATGATGGAGTGGCTTCAGGAACAGGAAGAGCTAGACCGCTCCATTCCAGACCCCGCAGAGCGCAACCGTAACCTGAAATGAACTATCACTATCGACCGATCCAAGAGCCCGAATCGAAAAAGATCGAACGCGCTCTTAACATCCTTAAAGGTGTTATCGCTCGCGAGGACAGGCTTCACATAATGGATCAACACCTCACAACTTCCATGAGAATGCTCTTGGAGGATGAAATTATTCCTCAGTTAGAGAATGAGCTGGATTTTGACCCGACGCCCCAATACCTTTGGGATGACTCAGGTGGTGAACCTCCTGTCACTCTCGATGAGATGCACACTGCCGCGTACAACCGGAAGTACAACTTATGAGCAGCATCCTCAACGGCAACAAGAACTCTCGGGAAGGGTCTCGCGTTCCAACAGATCTCCTACCTCCTGCTATCCGTTATGAAGCAGCTAGGGCTGCCATCTTTGAGGACTGGGGGAACTTTGTTAAAGCCAACGACTGCCTTCGCCTCAAGCGTTACTACGAACGTCGAGCCATGGAGGAACGCACCGAACCATGATCACTATTGCCTTTATAGATGCTCTCCCTGCTGACTAAGCCCAGGGCCAGCTTAGCTCCACGTCTCCAAGCCACACATCCGGATCGTTCACATTGATCGGACGCTCCGATACATAACCCCTGAACAGGCGTTTCATCTCTTCCGGTGAGACGCCTGCTTTTTCTGCTGCAACACAAACGTTGCATTTGCCGCGATACAACAGATCGAACGCTTCTTCCATCATTGAAAACAGGCAGGTGAAGACACCGGGCTGAAACCCGTTGTCTTCGTGATCAGTCAAACCCCGCTAAAGGTTCACTTCACAAGGGACTAAGACACCGCTGAGCTTCTTTCGTCCGAACCCAGCTTACATCACTTCTCCGCTTAGCAACATTTCCTTATACAAGTTGTTCCGTTCCGTCCACCTAGCCTCACAACCTCTCATCTCCAACTCAGACAGCATCCGCAGCTGGACATTGCCATCCGGTTTCGCAATCACTACCGCTCCAGCGTCAACCCGAATCCCAGCTCGTTCTCGTAACGCCAGACTGTAAGCACCGAGCTGGTCCTGGTGATCCTTCAGCCACGCTTCTGGCTTGTCAGTCCCACGGCTGGTCGTCTTGAAGTCGCAGATCGTCAATCCCAGTGGTGTGTCAATCAGAGCGTCTGCCGTTCCAGCAAATCCTTCGTCACTGCTAACACTGAACTCACTGGCATGAATGGCCGTTACCGTGCCACTCACCAACCAGTCGGATAAACCTCTGGCGTACTCACGGGCTGGCCACGCCACTTTCGGTGACCCTTCATTCGCTTTCTTGAGTGCCCAGCTGGTGATTGCTTTTGGAGGTCGAGCCAATCCATCATCCCAGACCTTCCATGACCCCTTCTTATTTGCACTCTGTCGAGCCAACTTGGCTGCGGTCTTAAGAACATATTCACAATGCTCGTGAGCAACGGTGCCACGGTTACAAGCAAGGTCACGCTCCAGAGCACTGCCAGCTCGCTGTGACCAACGCTCCAATGCATCCTTCTGTGATTGAGGGGCTGTGTTCTTCAGGATATGGGTAACTGAATGGTAAATCTGCCCATGTTGATCCCTGTAAACCCTGAATGGACCTGAGTTGTCTTGCTCCAGCTGCCAGTTACGCAGCGAAGCCAAAATGTTCTGCGGATCAGCTTTAGTCGTCATGAATGGCGTTTTCTTCCAGCCACCTTTGACGGAGCTGATTTTCCTTGGGCTCTACTAGGTGGGCGCTAGAAACCACCCCAGTCAAATGTCCGACAGTTACAGAGACGCACCCGTCTTCCATGAATGTCGTAATTGCCTCGGGCGGTTCCATAGACACTCCTCCCCAAAAGTAATGTACCTGTAAATCGGTAATGGTCAAGTCACGGGCGAAAAAGTCGATTTGCATCGAAACGTTTTTTTAGCGCTGGACCGCGCCTTCTCTGTTCATCTCGGAGGGTAATTATCCGCCTAGTCATACGAGGAGTTTCACCATGCTCAAATCTTGCCTTGAGCGCAACCTCTTGAGCCGCTTCCACTAATTCAAATAGAAGACCGCTGGGCGTGCTATCAATTCCCATCCACTTGCACTCTTCCTCCCAAACATCTCCGGTATGAAAATCTTTGACATTTCTTTCCTGTGGTGATTTATATTTTTTGTAAGGAAAATAACTTCCGGTCAACAATTCGTAGGGCTCTATAGAGGCTCCGAGAAAATAACTGTTCTCTCGATGATCCCTCTTTAAATCCTTATGACATCCCATAAACCCCCACAACTGCGTTTCACAGCAAAGCTCTTGTAGCCTTTCCCGCTCCAGACGGCTTGTTTTTTTAGCGTCAGCCTTTACCTCAAGCCAAAACGGTCCAGTCGGCCAATGGCACCAAGGCGTAGGAGTTACGAAAAAATCTGGCAAATAATATCCATTGACTGACAGGTCAAAACCTTCTGGCTCATACTGCCAATCCCATCCCAAAGCGTCGAAAAAAACTGCGTAGCGAGCCTCAAGCCTTGAACGGAAAAGATGCTTGCTATATACGGTCTGGATTGCCTGTGCTGGCATGTCAGTTGTGGCGTGAAAAAACAAAAGAGGGGGCGCAAGGCCCCCGCTCCAACATCAGCCTTCGCTGAATGGGTCGCCACCGCCGACAATCCGGCTCAGGTCGAAACCAGCCTTTTCAGTAGCCCTCCAATCCTTGGCCATCTGACCTTCGTCATGCTCGTCTTCGTCACGGGGAACGATCAACAGCTCATAACGGGTCATATCAGCTTGAATCTTGCTCAGCTCGAAGTCCCAGTCCAGCAGATTCTTGCTGTACTTTTTGTTCAAGCCATATTTAGCAAATTGGCGGCTCAAAGAGATGTGAGCAACCTCAAGAACTTGGACCTGATTTAGATCCCAGTTATACACCGGCCAGGTCAAACATTCGACAGGCTTACGCAATGCAGTCTTGTCAAAGTTGAGCATTTGGGTGTACTCATTGCCCAGCTCAAGCTTGATGTCTTCATCGCTGGGCTTTTCTAAGAACCTGAATGGCTTCATGGAGCTGCCATCAGACGTTTCGCCCCAGACAAGCCAGTAGCAGAGCGGGTCTTGCTCAAGCAATGCAAAGTTTGCAGGCTTACCTTGCGCCAGCTTTGTGTAACGCAAATAGTTCTCTTTTGAAGAACCACCTTCGTTTTCCTTCTCGATTGTGTCGAGAAATGTTGCGGAGAGCTTCATGAATGGATTTTCCTGTTGGAGTTTCCTTTTGGAGTATTCGCGTCGGTTGACGCTCCAGTAAGCTAGTGCTTGCTAGCTAACCTGTCAAGATAAGCTAGTATAAAAAAGATCCCGGAAAACCCCAACGATGAATGGGCCTTCCGGGATGTGTCCTACTCGTTTCAAATACTACATGAACTTCAACCAGTTCGTCAACGATCTCCCCGAGGGCCTTGTCTACGCGCCCATCTACGCCAAAGGGGCTCGCATGAAGTCCGGTCGCCCTGCTACCGGCAAAAATCCCCTGGAAGATTCCTTTGACGACAAGTTCACTCCGGCAGACGTTGCCCTCGCGGTCAAGCGCAACCCAGACCTCAAAGCCGTAGGCGTCTTCACAGGTATCCGTGGCAATGGCATCGTCATCCTTGACGTAGACCGCAACCTCAAGCGTCTCCTTAAGCAGCACGGTCAGACGCTCCACCACGCCCCTTGCGTCACGTCCACTAAGGCCAACGCCGCGAAATACATCTTCCGCGTCCCAGAAGAACTCTGGTCTCAAGTAGAAGGTCGTGGTCTGGGCGATGCAGATTACGAGATCCTCTGGAACTCCCATCGCCAAGGCGTCATCTATGGCGCTTACCCCGGTGGCAAAGTCTCCGTTCCAGGGCAATACGAACTAGAAGGAGATCTGACAGATATTCCTCAGGCTCCAGACTGGTTGCTGGCGGAAATGAAACAGCCGCCCAAAGCAATGATCAAACGCGACCTTGATTTCACTGATCGAACTCAAGACGAGGTTGCTCAGATCATTCAGGACTGCCTCAAGGTCATCCCTCCCCGTGGCAAAGGCTCTCGTGATCACTGGGTCAAAGTCGGGATGGCGATCCACTCGGCACTGCCGAACGATCACGGTCTTGTTCTTTGGTCAGCCTGGTCCGCAGAGGACGCTGACTTCGCCTCTGAATGGGCTGATAACGAGAACCCATGCGAAGAGCCCTGGTACTCGTTCAAAGGCTCTGGAGTCGGTCTAGGCACCCTCATCTGGATGGCAGATCGTGCTGACCCAGAGAGGCACCGATTTTCGGAAGACACAAAAAAGATCGTAAAGGCCGCTGAAGAGAAGAAAGTTCAAGAGATTCGGCAGGCCACTCTCGATTTCGATGAAGTCATCCGCCGTGCCAAAAAGATCCTTGAGCTTGATAACCCCGCAGAGGTCAACTACAAGCTCAATACCCTTGCTCTGCAAGCGGGTTACAGAGACCAAACTGCTCTCGAAAAGCTGATCGTTGATCAGATCTCGTTTGAAGAGTCCAAGGACATCATGAGCATTCAGGAGTTGATGGAGACTGAAACCGAGCGTGAATACCTCATCCCTGATGTCCTGCCTCACCCTTCCGTTGTCCTGATCTACGGCGCTGGTGGTGACGGTAAATCCATGTCCGCCTGGGCTCTTGCTAAGCACATCGCAACCGGCAAGCCCTTTGTTGTCCGTGGAAATCACGTTCCAGTGCAACAAGGACCAGTTGTTCTCCTGAATGGCGATCAGCCGCTCGTTCAGCTTAAGGAACAGCTGCAAGAGGTGGACTTCCCCATCACCAAAGACAGCATGATTCAGACGGACTGGCAGCTTCAGCGCTATGCCCAGTTCATCAAGCTGATGAAGAAGCACAAGCCAAAGCTGGTCGTTATTGACTCGCTGATTGGCTGCTCCGGTGGTCGAGCCTTTGATGAAAACAAGTCTGACTTCGCCACACCGCTGTACTGGCTGACCAAGAACAACGGTGTCCTCTTCCCCAAGGCCACCATCCTCATCGTTCACCACGCCAACAAGAATGGTGGCTTCAGAGGCACCTCAGCCATTAGAGACGCCGTAGACGAGACCTGGGCGCTCCGTAAGCCCACAGACGAAGAGAGAGGCGTTGTAGGCGCTCATAGCCGCCTCATCACCATCGAGAAGTCACGCTCTGGACGGATGGGCACCCAACTGGTCATGCAGATGCAGGACGACCTCAGCTTCACCATCTCTGACTTCACCCCCGAGGTAGACGAGACCAACACCTCTCCCGCTTCTGTCACTGATCGCGTCCTGCAAAAACTCCGTGTCGTCTACCCCGAGTCCCGCACCAAAGACGACCTTGTCTGCGACAACCTGATTAATGGCAAGCCAGCTGCAATCCAGAAATCGCTCCAACGGCTGGAGAAACGCGGCTTGATTGTCTCTGACGTTCCAAAGGGCTCTCAAACTAAGACTTGGACTGCTGTCCTCGCACGTGGAGAGGGAAAGAAAGTGTCCACCGTTCCAATAAATCCAGTCCTGGAGCGGGATCTACCTCTGGACACTACCCCTGGACAAAGCAAAGGTGTCCAGGGTCTGTTTGATGGAGCGGTTGAGATTGAGCTTTCTAGCGAAGAGGCTGGACACATCTAACCTGTCCACCCCTACTGTCCAGGGTCTAATCCATTGCTATCACTGCATTTTGGAGCGCCCTGGACACTCTGGACATCTATACGCGTGTGAGAGATGAACTGGACCAAGATCTTGGAGCGCTCAGGCGTCCCAGAACCACCTGGCTACCACGAGACTCTCGCTCGCATCGCGTCCAAACCTGACAAACCGCGTATCAAACCGTCTCAAAGGAAAAAGAAACCTAAGAGGCGTAAGTAACATCCCCCCATGAAAGAAATCAAAACCTACCTTCCTGAAGAGCTGGCCGATCGGCTCTCCATCGAAGCTAAAGAAAAAGGTATTCACCGATCTGAATTGATTCGTGAACGCCTCATGCAACCACCCAATCACCTAGGGCTTACAACCAGTGATTTTCATAAAGCTGTTACGAAGGTGCGTCGTCGGTCCAGCTATGGTCTGGATAGGCAGCAGGCTGAAAGCCTTGTCGCCACTGTCTTCAACGAACTCTTCAGCTCAAGGAATGGCGACTAGATCCGTTAATCTTCAATACTGTCAAATCAGCGACGAACACTGCCCGTTGGCAATAACTCGCTTCACTTCATTTGATCTTGACAACAAACCCTTAAGTGTTGAACAAGTTACTTATGAGTCCAACATGGACTACATGGAGCGACAAGTTATTAACGCTTTGTCCTGCAATGTTGAAGTCTGCATCCTAACAGCAACACCCATTCATGAATTCAAGAGACTGCACTACTTGTTCAACAAGGATTAATGAATGTACAGATCTTTCGTCATCAAAACGAATGGATTGTGCTAACTGAATCTTACGCGCTAACGTTCCACCAAACACTTGCTGGTGCGATGGATCATGCCGCAACCGAAATCGGGGCGTCAGATCATCATGGAACGTCTTCAAAAAGCGATTCAACTGGCTACAACAGCTGACCTACAAAGGGCTGCAATGTTCTTAGAGGGAGCTAGAGAAGTCAGGCAGGGCTCTCGTCGCCAACGCACCACGGCCCGCTCTGCTCAGGCAACTGCTTGGAAAAAGAAGGTCGATAATTCTATTACGTGGTAACATTAGCCTATTAAATACTAGGCCATGGGATCTAATCACGGCAGCCGCGTCTACGTTCAGGTTTTACTAGACGAGCACCGTGGTCAGATGTTCCTGGCTGATGCAAAGCTGCAAAACAAAAAACCTGCGGCCTGGATGCGTGAAATCGTTTACCAGTATCTAGAGAGAGCCTGGGGCGACTATGCCTACCAAGAAGCATCCAGCAAGGATCGCGATAACTACCAACGTGGGGTCAATGCAAGACTTATTGGCCGTGGACTAAAGCCCAAACCGCTGGAGTCTCAGTCAGAGCAGGCTATCGATGCGTCCAACGCACCAATGTGACTTACTGCTTGCTTCAGCAGCTTGGCCTGATGCCAGTTGGTCCGCACCAAAGACACGCATAACGCTTTCAAGGCGTCCCCATCAGTGCAGCCCTGAACATCTCGCACGTTGCGCTCCAGCTCCAGCTCTTCCTCAAGGCTCTGGTTGACGACCATCCAGTCTGCCCAGCCCATTTGTTACAGAGTGTACTTTTTGGAATGGTAAGCAGCGTTTTCCTGTATGTCGATCACTCGTTGACGAGAATCACCCAACCAGTTCTTGGACCTTCAGATTGCCAACGCTGATAGAACGCAGCCTGCCTTACTCGAACGTTGCGTCCCAGATGCGGGTTGCTATGCCCACCTTTCTCCATTTCTGGGTAGCCACGAGGATCTTGCATGATCCACTCTGGATCGTTGCTGTTCTTGCCTGCGTAACCACTGATCACACTCCAATGCCCGCAGCCCAAGCCATTGCACATTGGTGGTTCGCCTAAAAGCATGTTTCCGGCGTGCAACCAGCCCACCAGCACTGGTCTGCCAGCTTCAATCTCAAGCTCCACCATGTCAGCGTCACCATCTTTCCGAAACTCAGCTTCCAGACCCAGGCTGCGTAACGCTGCCAGCTGAGCCTCTACTGACGTGGTGTCCCCATATTTGGCGCGGATCTCGTTGTACTCATCATCTGTACGCACCTTCTTGTAAAACGCTGCCACCATCGCAGCCGCTGAGCTGAAACACTCGCGGTATCCCGTTCCAGTCTTGTTGTCGAGCTGCTTGAAGTAAGGCATGAAGATCTGCTGGTCATATCCACTCTCCTTCCACGCCTGAAACCAATCAGCTTCGTGCTCCTCCAGTAGCTCCGCTGGCATTGACTCCTCAAGTTGTTTAATTGCAGCCAGCTGGTGGGGCGTGCCACGAAAGAACTGGAAAAACGGCAGTAGGGCAAGACCCATGGCTAGCAGCAGCAAGGTCAACTGGATAATGCCGGACGCCACCTACTTTTCAACTCTCGTGTCAGGCAACAGCAAATCCTTCAGATGCTTGACCGCAAGATCATCCAAATCGTTGTCGGTGCGAGTAACGATCCGCTCCAACATCGCAATGATCAACTCTTTGAACGCTCTGGAGCGCCACATCGTCATGACCAGAGGCTTAAGAACTAGAAGCATTGGATTGACCTAGTTACCCTGTAACAGTAGCTCTGTTCTGCTATGGCCTCCAACCCAGAAGATCAGCACGAAAAGGAAGGCGTCTCAATGGCAGACATCGTCAAGGCTTTGGTCTTGACTTGGAGCGCTGCACTGCTCACCGCGTCCTATCTGGGCATCTTCCCTCAGATGAAAATGGACAATACGTTCGTGGCGTCACTTTTGACGGGTGCAATGGCCTCGTTTGGCATCGAACGTAAGTCCAACGGCAATGGAAATAAGAAGCCGACTATTGTCGATAACAAAGACACCAAAGCTGGCATCAAATGAACCGCTCACTTTTGGTACTGGGCATCACATTGGCAGCCGCTTTGCCTGCTCGTGCTGATTTAACCCACAAAATCCAAAGCTCAGTACAACTCGATGTCGGTGGAGCGTCCACACGCGCCATCAGGGTTGGAAACAGTTACAGCATCAGCGGAACCGGAGTGGACACCAGCGTGACTGCAGGTGGCTCAACCACCAGCGATGCTCTTGGCGGCTTGGGAGCTGCAACTAATGGCGTCAATGCCATCACGATTCCAGACGCAACCCAAAAGACTGCTGGTAACGCTTTCAGCTTTGCAACCAGCTACACCCAAGGCGACACCGTTCCAACGTCAGCTCCAACTGTTGGTGCCGTTCCAGCCTTTGGTGATGTCACCAGCACAGCCGCAGGCGTTAATACTGGTTTGGCTGGCACCATCAGTACGGCAGGCGCTGTCACAATCTCGCCTGGTGGAGCCAATACAACGGCTATCGGTCAAGTCATTACTGAGCTGACAACCCGGTGAAACGGCTAATCGTTCTGCTGTTGTTGCCATCATCAGCAATGGCCGTTCCAGTCGTGCCCAACTTCAGTCAAGGCGTAGTGTCGTCTCACACTGAGTCCAAAACGATTGTTAAAGAGTCGATCGTCTCGGAGTCCTACCGCAGTGGCTTTGAGTACACCGTTAGCGGTACTGGCGTCGAACCAACAAGCGGAATCGTTAGCCCATCAATTAGCGGTAATAAGATCAACCTCTCCAGCCGCTCCAGCTGGAAACAGTCAGTCCCAGGTGCTGCGTTCCAGTTCGTTGAAACGCTGAACACGCCTGGCCTAATTGAAAAAGTCATAATTGACCGCGAGACCATTACTGAAACAGTCATTGACTCCACCAGCACGTTTAGCCAATGAGAGCAACAGCCTCTGCTCTGCTGCTCAGCCTGCTCTACACCGCTCCAGCAGCAGCACAAGTCAGTGCAACTGCATCACCCGTTTCAAACAGCAGTGGCTCAGTGGTCAACCAAGCGGTTCAGATCACTCCGGGGCAGTACATGAAGCACAGCTATGGATCTGCAATCCAGTGTGACTCAGCAACGCTAAACATCTCCCCCTTTGCGTCTACGACGCATTCTTTTGGCGATCCAAACAATCAGTATTATCAAGAGCCGGTCTACGACAACAGCGACAACTTTGGCCTAATCGACCCAGAAACAGGCATTGACGGCCCCGATGGCGTTCCAGATAACCCTGGCAAAGTCCTGTATTACAAGCCGCAGCGCACAGGCTACCGCCAGAACTTCAGCAATAACTTTGGCATCACAGCCACCTTCTCCATCCCTCTGGATCGTGGACCGATTGAACTTTGCAAGCAGGCAGCTAAAAAACAAATCGCGCTTTACGAGCAATCTCTAGCCGATAAGCGACTCAACTACGAGATGGGGCGGCTCAAGGCTTGCGCTGAAGCCATAAAAGGCGGTTATGGGTTTGCCAAAGATTCGCCGTTTTTTCCCATCTGCGCTGATGTAGTCCTCAAGCCCGTTCCAACAGAACAGCACACTCACGAGATCATTTACCCAAAGCCCGCCTTAGATCGCGAATGGCTTGATTCCGGTGACGCTGAATCACCCGCCGCTGCTGTAAAGATTCCGGTTTTACCTTACGGCCAAGCTTCTGATTGATCTTCTTCACCACCTTCTTGGTCAAGGGCTTAGCCAGCTTCTGCAGTAGTGACGCAATCGGCTTGGCAAAGATCGCCACAGTCGTCGCAAATGCAGCAGTCAGTGCAATCGACACTGTTGGCCCAGCGTCAGGCACATAGTTGTTGACGACCTGCCTAACCGGCACAGAGTCCCAAAGCTTTACGCACTTGCCATCCTGCAGCTCATAACCGGCAAGAACCTTTGTCCCTAATTTGTTAAAGGATCCGATTTCTTTCGCTCCAAATGGCGGACAAGGTGGGTCTTTTGCCAAACTTGACGTGTCAGGCTTGTCACCTGGCGGAAGAGAGTGCGTTTCCTGAGCCGGACTTGCAACCTCCGGCTTTTTTATGTCTGCCTTTGGCGGCGAAACCCAAGTGAAATCTCTTGGCCTGTAATCTGGCGCTTCAAAAACAGGCACCGCTCCAGTGCATAGCGTCACGTTGCCGCGTGGATCCTCTTCAAACGTTTCCGTTCCATTGCCAACAGCAATCCTGGCCCGCACACAACCAGGCATATCAATAACTGGAAACCGCGTAGACGTAACTGGCGGTGCTGCTGGTAAAACAGGTGGTGGTATCGGCTGACCTACAGAGATCATTGGAACGCTGATTGCCTTTACCCCGATCTCAGGAATCTCTGGCATGAAATCAGAACGGTTTACAGCAGGTCAGCTCTGGATAGAACGTAACCGCAGAAGAGAAGGACCGCCAATCGTATATACCTGTATGTCTGGCAAAACTGCCAGACCATTTACCGACCCAAAAGCAATCCTCAAGTGGGTCAAATGGCCAAAAGGTACGCCAACTGGTGACGCCCTACGCGATTGGCTTGCGTCGTTTGACGAGAAACCGCAAACACCCGCGCCAGAACTTGATATGGCAAAAATCAAGGCTGAAGGCTTCGGGCCTGAAGCTCATGACGACGATCCAACCGCCAACACTAAAATGGTGACTTGATTGGAACGGCTGGACCCGTAGTTGTCGGCAGCTCTGGCATGACCTCATCAATCTGACCAGGCACCATCTCGGTGATCATCTCAGTCAGCTCAACCTTCAGCTCACTGATGTAATGCTTGGTCAATGATGGGATGCGCGTGTAAAGCATCACCGATCCAATCACCATGCCGCCTGACATCAAAAAGGATGCGACGGACATCACGTTAAAAAGTTTTTGCATGATGGCCTTGGGTAAAACAAAAGGCCCCCTTTCGGGAGCCCATTGCAGCAACGTGTGAGGAAGCTGAGCTTGTTATAGCTCAGAAGCCGTACTTCATACCAACTTTCGTTCCAATCGAAAGCTCATCGCCAGTCATGCCGCTCAGCTCTCCATAAACAGAGACGTTTTCGGCAACAGCGACAGAACCGCCAAACTTACCAGCAAGTTCCAGCTCTTGATCTTCACCGTCAGGCATGACGATTGCAGGACCACCCTGGATGTAATAGCTGTAGGCACCAGAACCGCCTTCAAAACCAACATCAAGGTTCAGCGTTCCACCAAGCCAGTCGTCGCCATAAGCGCCGCCATTGAACTCAGGGTTCACATACACGTCTGCGAGAGCAGGAGATGCCAGCGCAGCTGCTGAAACGGCGACACCACTCGCAATGAGAGTTTTGATCATTGGAAAGAGGATTAACGTTTTCCTTGGCCACGATACTTCTTTCGTCCATGGGACGGTTTTGAATGTGATCCATTCCCCTGTCTGGTTTTCTTGGGCTTGCTGGGAATAAAAGTGTCCCCATTAAGTGACTTCGCCATCAGCCCGCAAACTGCTGGTACTTCTTGGCCAGACCAGTGAATAGACCATGCATTGGATGGTCACGCTTATCGCGACCGTCGTACATATACAGCTCGTTCATCCATGCTTGGCGATTATTCATCGCTTCCACATCCTCCGCACCAGGCTTGCAGGGGATCATGGGGTCAGGACGTTGCATCATCACGGGGGTTGATCGCCAACAGGCTATAGCCCATCAGCAGTGCAAGCATCAGGGCTGTAATACCAATCATTCTGCAGCGTTGTCAGGGTCAGCAGTCCAGACGTTATAAGTGCCACCCTCGATGTACTGCTGCAAAGCCTCGACGCGACCAAAGTCTGCATGAGGCGCTGTGTCGCCAACATCAGCTGTTGCTTCGATGGCAGTCACCATCGTTCCACACTCAGTGCGGATGGTTTGACGCCAGGTCTTCCAATCAGCGTTCATCGTGGTGCCACGTTCTTTGGCCTTGATGACGCGCCAATCAGAGGGCTGCAACAGCTTGTTTGCTGTTTCTTTGGTATTGGCGATCCAAAGGGTTTTTAGATCGGTGTAGGTCTTAGGGATCAGGTTGCCGTCAGCGTCGTAACCCCAATAGAACTTTTGGTTCCAGGTCGCCCCAGCGTTTTCCCAAACAATGCCAAGCTCGGCACGATCTTGCGCTGTGCTCAGTCGCAACCAGTTGGCTGGATACTGAACGTCGTTGTGCTCCCAAGGAACATCGAGAGACAGCGTGCGATCACCAAGTTTGTAGGGCATGGTTCTGGACCGATGAGGTGAGTTTAACGAGCAAGCCCGCCATTAGCTTGGAACGGATTTTGAGCGAATGCGATGTATATATGCTGGTAGCCACTGGCATTCATAAATGGTGCAGTATTTTTAATTTTAAAACCATTGGAAAGAAAATCGACCTGCGTATATGTATCCTCGGCACTGCTTGTATTTGCCGCTATTAATTTATCAACAACGTTGTTAGGGCTTCTTGCTGCGTCAGTTATGAGCCAATTAGCGGTAGTACCTACGCTCCGGGCCATAAGCCATTTCACTCTAAAACCTGTATACACAAACGGACCATCAGTGCTTGCGTTGCCTATATACGAACCAAACGCGCTATAGCCTGAAACAGGTGACATGCAGAAGGCAATTACATTTTTACCGTCACTCCAGCCAAGTTGACGATCACCAAAAGTTGTACTACTAGGAGCAGATGTACCCCAAGAATCAGCAAGAGTAGCTACAGCACTACTATCATTTAATGAAATATATTTATCTTGTGGGTTAGAAGCGTCAAGGCTTTTGTGATAGCAGTACCAGCTACCAGAGTCGTTTATGACTTTAGCCATAATAAACGATGGGGCAGCGTTCAAACCATGACCCACTGATTGAGGACCACCGTTCCATGTTGGTGCGGTCCATTTAACAATCGAAAATCCAGCAGTTTGATTTGCTCTAACGGAAGAGGTTACGTCACCGTCAGTGTTGCTGGCCGTTGAAGATCCGGCGTCCCAGTTCCACCCCACATAGGTTCTGCCGCTGCGATTGTAGGCAACGTTAGAGTCATCAGTTACAGTAAAGCCATCATTGGTAAAACTGAATATTGACGACAAGTCATCGCTGCTGCCATTTAGGTTAGATGATAAGGCGCTGCTTGGACCTTGAACTGTGTCAAAAAGTCTGTGATGCAAGGCACTAGATCGAGACTTCAGCCATGTAAAATCTGGGCTAAATGAAAGACCACTGATTGTTTGACTGCCACTTCCTGAACCGGAGCCGGAATACAAAACAGCGTCAAAATAATCCGAACCATCGGCAATCGTCGGGGTCGACAGGTTTGTTGTGCAATGGGCTTGGAAGCCTGATGGCGCAGCCGTGTTGAACGGCCGCTGTCCTGCATTAAGAACAATGGTTTGGCTGTTGCCTGCAACAATAGACGCTAACGGTGCGTAATTTGAGAAATCACGTCCAGTAAAACTTGCACCCGTACCGCTAGCAGGGTCAGCACTATTCAGATAAGTTCCATTTACGGAGATAAATAGTTTTTGATTATCTACGTCAACAGCAAAACCATAAACGTCACCCACTTGTGTTGCAGCTGGAGCAGAACCTGTACTGCCATCACCGTAAAGTGACCCAGAATCCCTCAAAGCTGCTATTTGGGATGTAGCCCAAGCTCTAGGTCTTATATGATCAGCGATATTAACAATGCCGTAGTACCCTTGAGAAAAACTGCTTGCAGATTTGACTGTCAACTCGAAATACTTTTTACCAGAACCAAAAGCCATAGTTCCGGGCGCGTCACCGCCGTTAGTAGCCTCTAGGTTGCCATCGCTAAGAGCAAAGTTATACCCGCCTGTAAGCTCATTTAAAGGGTTGAATGTGCAGTAGTTGCCGCTGACTTCTCCGCCCGCACCGGTGTCTGACTGCGTACCGTTTGTTGGTACGTCAAACAGAACGTCAGTGTCTATATTTGAAGTTTCAACAATCTGATCATCAACGACAAAGCCGCCAAATTGAACATTTGTAGCGCTTGGGTTGCTTATCTCGATCTTTTGAATCGTCTTGCCTGCAGCATTACTTGCGGTGAACAAAGTCATCCAGTTATTGTTGCCAGACGTAAATTGCGAGCTTGATTCTGTAGTGGTATCAGTGTATGTAACCGTAAGAGTTGAGCTAGCTGCAGCATTACTATAAACGCCAAAATAAACTCTTAAAGAGCTAGTTACTGCATACCCTCCGACAGGTATCCACCTCGCTTCAGCATATCCATTAGCGTAAGACCCTAGCCAAGCCGTGTTAGTAACTGCAAATGTGCTTGTGTTAATTCTGGCTGAAATGTACGTTGAATCAAAAGCATTGCCTGGCAGCGAAATAACACCGGAAGCATGGTTCACGCTTAGCTCCGTAGTGCGAATCTTAGAGCCACCTTCACTGGTTAGATTATTTACCGTAAAGTCATTGTCATTCCCGCTGGAATCATTGCCGATCCCGCTTTCATTGGCAAAGTCGAAAAGATGGAATCCGTTCGTTCCAAATGACCCGCTATAGGCTGCAGCTTGCCAGATGCCGTTATCGTCAAACGCTCCAAAATCAGTTTCATCTTTAGCCGTGCCATCGACCAAAATAGTAGATGCAAGATACCCGTTGAAGTAATCGCTAGCGGTATATGAACGGCGGCCAAACGTATGAGCTGCCGTTGTGTTTACAAAAGTGTTTTGACTTGAGGGCATCAATGTGCCACTTACGGACTGAAGAACACCATTTACATAGATCTTAAAACGATCAGCTTGGGTGCTGTTCCCAGTATCTGCTATCAAAACTAGGTGATACCACGCACTGGGATCACGGAAGACAGCATCAGTTGTAATTGAAAAAACTGTACTGTTAGATGCAATTATAAATGCAAAAATCTTGTCAGAACCGTTAAAACCAAAGCCAAAACGTCCTGGAGTGTTTCCAGCGCCCGCACCAAAAATATGATTATCGTTTCCGGTTTTTTTTACCCACGTTGAAAGCGTCCAGGTCGTATTTGAACCTGCAGATGACGGAGTGCGATTGAGATATGCGGAGTCTCCTGAATTAAATCGAACGCTTTTAATCGGTCCTGCAGCTGCAGCATCAACAGCCGCCGTAAAAAACAGCGGGCTTGCACTTCCAGGAATACTCATGACACGTTCAGCAGCGAGGTGACCGTAATACGGGTCGAGCTTTCCACATAGTAGGCAAGAACATCAACTGCACTAGCCGTTGTCGTCAGAGTCGG